GGGGCAGCTCTAGGGTGTCACCCTTCCACGGCTTGAGCCATCGGGAGGGTGGCATTCGTTCAGCGCCCCCGCAACGCCCGCTGACCGAACCAAAATGCCATCACGGCGGCGAACAGCGCCTGCGTTTCCGCGTCCCAGATCAGCGGTAGCGCCACCGCCAACGACATGCCGTCAAAGCTGACCATGGTGTAGAGGCCAGCAATTTTCACCGCCGCAAACAGCAGGAAAAACGCATAGGTAAGGATGGGACGCACAGAGGCACGCAAGGCTTCCACCCATTTGTAACCCGCAGGCTGGCTGTCGTGCTGATAGAGGGCAACCGATTGCTGGATGTCGCCCTCGATGCGGATTTCTTCCAGCCGTTGGCTGTGCCCTTGGCGTTGAACCTCCATTTGCCTATCCAGAATCGCCAGTTCATGGCGGCGATCTTGGGCTTCTTGGAACAGTTTTAGCAGTTGCGGAAACGCGCTGCCGAGGAACCCCAATAACGAACCTAAAAGCGTCAGCATCAGCCAATCTCCTGTACCAACAGAAACAGTTTGAAAATGATGGTGGCCATGCCCGTAATCAGCACGGCGGCAATCCAATAAAGGGCGCGTTCCAGACGTCCCAACCGCAATTCTAGCGTTTTGTAGCGTTCCTCGCATTTCGCCACATGAATGGGCAGGTGTTCGGATTCGCTGGAAACGTCCGCGTTCATAAGTCCTCCAGTAACAATAATGGTTAGGCTTTGGCGGCAATCAGCCAGTTTGCACCGTCGGAGACCACCTGCACAGCTTGGTGCTGGCTGGTAAGGCTCTGGGCGTTGGCACCGTCAATAGTCTGGGTCAGTGCGGCGGTGGTGGTTTCCATGTACTCGCCCAGCAGACTGCCTTCTTGCAGCTGCATCCCCCACGCCTGCACGCCGAGTGCATTGTCGCCAACGTAGGACGTGCCAGCGTTATAAAGGCGCACGGTTTGCGTCACGCTGCCCGCGCCCGTTGGCACGCTGACGGTAATGCGTAGCAGATACCAGCCGCTGCCAAGGCTGGTGATGCTGTTGGAGAGCAGCGTGTAGGTGCCCGTATTGTCGGTGAAGGGCACCGCCCCTGTGCTTAAATTCGCACGGATTTGTGCGCGGTTGGTGGCCGTGCCGTCATCCAGCATCAGGTACGCTTCGCTGCGGCCATCGGCTTTGAGGCGCACTGCGGCGGTGAGGATCGTAACCCCCGCAGGCTTGCTGTACGCCTGTTTGATCTCGTGTACGCCGTTGTCGGTAGTCTCCAACACGCGATCAGCGGTGGTGGCGCCATCGGGTGCGGCGGCATAGTTGGCAGTGACGGTGACGCGGGTTTTCGTCCAAGCGGCGTTATCGAGTTGCTGGCTTTGGGTGAGCAGGTTTTGGGCTGCCCGCAGCGTCACCGCATTGGCAGACGCATCTGTTTTCTTGATGGTTACAGGAAAACCGTTGCCGATGGTGGCGGCGTTGGGCAGGCGAATTTCCAGCGCAGCCGCGTTGGCATTGGCCGCCAGCAATTTTCCTCGGTCGCTGGCTTGCACCGCGTAGTTGGCGGAAACACTGGCCACCGTGATAAACTGACCGCTGCCAACGAACGCTGACCACGAACCGCCGCTATAGACAAAATACCCCGCCTCGTCCTTGATCCACGCCCTAAGGCCATCGGGAATAACATAGAAATACCACTGGCCGCTGTCGTAATGCGCGAGTTTATTCGATTGCCCGTTCCACGCTCCTGACCCTGCGCCATTGATAAACCACACCTGCCCATTTTGTGGGCTGACAGGCGGTGCGCTGAGATGGCGGTCTTCGAGGCTTAGGCTCACCAGCGCATCAACCATCAGCAGCGCTTCGTTGTGGGTGACCTCTTTCTGCGCTTGGGCAGCCTGAATATAGGGCAAGGCAAAACGTGGGGTGCTCATATCGTTTTCTCCAAAGGTGCGCCGCGCCCAACGGCGGCGGACAGTTGATACACGCGCACGGCCACCGCCGCCTGCACGCTGCCAAAATCAGCGGTTTGCTGGGCGGCGGTGTAAGTAATAGTCGGGCTGGCGGCAGCAACCGTGCGTACCACCGCTGTGCCGTTCAAAATATCAACCTCGTATGCTTCGCTGGTTTCCCCCAGCGGCACTTCGGCATTGTCCCTCCAGCCACCGCCAATGCGGGTGCGGCGTTTCCATGCAAGGGTGAGGTCGCCAGCGCCGTTGCGAATACCTTTCAGATGTACGGGCGATAACGGCTTCAACCCCTTGGCGGTGTTGCTGAAGATGGCTGCCGTGGCGGAGGTGATATCCCGCCCTGCCGACACCGCTTTGTAGGAACGTGCCGCGCCAATCAGATCCAAGCCATCGGGAATGCGTTGCACCGTACCGCTGGAGAGCACCACAAACCGTTCATTCAAAGCATGAGTTCCAACAGCAGCTTCTGTGCCGCGCCGTCCGCGTAATAATTTTGACAAACGGTAGGTTTTTGGTGCGATGAGTTCCGCCGTTTGCCACTGGATGATTTCATCACCCAGCAGCGCCGCGTTCGCGCCATTCAGCACATCAAGCGCGGGCGCGGACAGCAGCGTGCCTGTCCGTGCCAGTTCCACCGTCACGGTGTTCTGATAATCCCACAGCGTGGTTCGCCCTGTCGCCAACACGGTTGTTGCCTTACCAGTGACGGCGGCAACGGGGCTGCTCGCCAGAAAGCCATAATCCGTGGTGTTGGCAGAACGGTAAACAATCGCACCGCGCCAGCTGCTGTTCTCCTGCCTGTCCACCGCCAGATAAAAGCCAGCGTTATCGTCGGCATCCTGCAACATGGAAATATCCAGCAGGAATAGCACCGTGTCGCCCACGTTCGGCACCACCTGTACAGGGATGGTATCTCCGCCACCGGGGTTGGACTGGTTATAAACGCTGCCATCCTCGGCGAAACCTTCGCAGCGCAACTGCTGGCCGGACAGCGCGGTTTTCTGCAAGCGGATGCGGTGGGTGGCACTGGTTGCAACAATGTCCACCACATCGCCTGGCTCGAGGTAGGCGTATTTGACCGGCAGGGCGAAACGGTAGGAGGTGCGCTCCGTCCATTCAGTGTAGAGCAGCACATCCGCCACTCTCCGCGCATAATCGGCGGTCATGACGATGGGCACGGTGACGTTACTGGCGTTTTCCGCCTCATTCACCTGCCGCTGCGCCAACTGCGTGCCCTGTTGGTAATCCGCACCTTTGCTGAGATAATTGACGTTGAGCGTCTGCGACAGCTCGCTTTCTTGGCGGCGCGTGATGGTCAGCAGCTCGCGGCTGTTACCGTCGCCTTGCGGTATCAGGTCGTTGATAGGGATGGTGGCGGCCACCGCCTGCCCACGCGGCACGAAGCGGATTTTGCCGCTGCTCTCGATAATATCGAGAAAGAACGCCCGCTGCAGGTGTTCAAGGCTGGAGCGCACCGAAGCGCGGTTGCTGACCACAAACCCCTCGATGCTGCCTGTGACCAGCGACAAATCCACTTGTAAGGAGGCAAGCCCCGCCTTCTGGCAGAGATTCGCCAACACTTCCTGCAGCAAAGCCATATCAGGCGTATCCCAAAAACAAACGAAACCAATAATACCAGTCGGTGGTGAGGCGCTCGGAACGGCTGGCAATGGTGATCATGCGGCTTTCTGGCTGGTACGCAGAATTGAGTAGCCGCTTGAAATGGCTGTACGCCAGAGCCACCCGCGAGGCATGGCCGGGGATAAACATCGCATTGGGAGCCAGATATTCGGGACGGCTGGCGATCCAGCGTTCGTCATCGAAAGGGTCGGTAGAGGCGGCGAATTCGTAATGCTTGGTAGATGAGAACAGCTTGTCTTTCAAAAACGCCCAGGCGTTATCCATCAAGGTTTCATATCGGTTGCCCGTGAGGATGGCGATTTCCAGCCAAGGTTCCACATCATAGACATGGTAATGCAGGGAATCACGGCGGATATAATCGATGCTCTCACCAAGGTGCGTGGCGGCGCGGGGAATATCGTGAACGCTTTGGTTGAACGGTACGCCAACGGGCGGCACAATAACGGCGGCATTTCCGTAGGGGAAATTCACCAGCGCGTGGGCATCAATAGTCGGAAGCAAAGCGTTGAATGCGGCGGTGTCTTCCTGCGCATAATAGCACAACAGCAACTTTTTCAGGTGATGCGTGTACCAGTTGCCATAGCGAGTGGCGCGGCCAGGGAAGGTAAACCCTTCGGCAGCGGTGCGCACCTTGGTCAGCCAAGCGTTGAGGATGGCGTTTTCTGATGTATTGAACAAATCCCGATGCAGGCGGATCGCTTTCAAAAAACCCTCAAAATGCGTCTCATTGATGGGATTGCCATCGGGGATGTTGAGGCTCGTCCAATCCAACAGCACGCGGCGGATTTTGTTGCGGGCGGCGGTGTCCAGCGAATAGCGGTACCACTGGCTGATGACTAGTAAGCGGCGGGTGTCTTGAAAACCCCGCCTGCTTTTCTTCACCGCGCCGCTGCTGGTGTCGGCTTGCCCTTCGGAGAGCAGGTTTTTCACCGGCTGATGGTCGGTAGAAATGTACTGCTTGCCGTACTTTTCCAGCCTTTTCCGCTGCACGTTGTGAAACGACAGGCCGACATTGGTGTCGGTCAGTTGCCCAGCCGCTAACGCCCCACTGGTTTCGATGAAATTCAGCATCAGTAGCCTTCACCAATCAGTACGAAATCATACTTCGTCTGCGTCACCACAAACCGCCCATCCCGCAGCGCCAGCACTTGCCCTGGAAACGCCACCGTACCGTATTGAATCAGCGACAGATAGCCGCCGTCCTTTGCAAAGCCTTCTTTTGGCGAATAACTGCGCACGCGGTTGCCGCCGTAGCTGGTTGACCAAACGATGCCGTAAGGATCAGTTGGGTGAATGCTCACATCCATGGCGTTGGTGCCGTGGTTCAGCGTTTTGGTGATAGTGTTGGTGGCGGGGTTGATGACCTGCAGGATATCCTGCCCATTCACCACCACCCAGATAAAGCCATTCACGGGGTTGACAGCAATCCCCCACGGAAAAAAGCCCAAGGGAATTGTGGCTTTGACCGCGCCCGTAGAAGAATTGAGCCGCACCACGCCTTCGTTGGTCGTCACCCATACATCGCCGTCTAGGCCAAACACCAGTTCGGTGGGGCATTCGGTCACGGTATAGCTGGCAACAACGCTGCCCGTGGCGGGATTGATCTTCTGCACCAGATCCGCCCACGGGCAGGTGATCCAGACAAAACCATCAGCAGCCACTTTGACGCCCCAGGGGTAAATCCCCGTGTTCACCGTGACAACAATCGCGTTTGTCGCCGGATGTATCCGCTGCACGGTGTTGTTGGCATGGCAGGTGACCCACAGGTGACCGTCTACGGGGCTGATTGCCGCTCGCACGGGTTGTGCGTCCAGATTCCCCAAGTAATCCGCGCTGCTGCGGCCAATCGTCGCCTTGACCTGAAACGTCTTACCGTCAATGCGCGTAACGGTACGCTGCAGGCGGTTCACGACATAGATATCGCCGTCCAAGCCTTCAGCGAGGCCGTGCGGGCCTTCTTCGGTGAACACCCGTCCCAGCGTATCAATCACTTCCGCCTCCACATTCGGCAGGCGGTTGCCGTAGCGTGAGAGATCAATGGTATCGAACCGTAAATAGGCATGGTCGCGGTAGGCAGGCGTTAAGCCAATCCCTTCGATGCTCTCGATCAGATCATCGGGCGCTTGGTCTTCACCGCCCAGATAAATCTCCACATTCAAATCACGGCCATTGACGCCGCGATTGTTAGCACGAAAATCATACACCAAATTGCGGTTCATCCAGATGCGCCGCACGGCGGAGATGCCCTGGCGGCGTTTGAAGGTGAGTTCGTCTTCATCCTCGAAACTCTCCCGTGCACTGCCTTCCTCCTCCAGTGGCGGCGTATTGGCGAGCGACACCGCGAAACTCGCCACATAAAATTCCCGCGTCTGGTACACAGGTTGCTGTCGGGCGGATTTACCGCCTTCAATCACCGTGGTGCCCACCAGCACGTTTTCGGACGTTGCCGTGATGTCGGTTGACCAGATGACATTCCCCGCCACGCGGGTGATGCCATATACCAAGGGAATCATTGCACCGTGGGCGGACGACTGCGCTTTCAGGTCTTCGAGACGCGGCCCCACCTGATAGGCATCGGCATTCGGAAGGCTGCCCGCCGCGCTGAATGCGCCCATGGCGGCAGCAATGCCAAGCCCTAAGCCCGCCATAGCAAAGCCAGACCCCATGCCTGCGCCTGCTGCCGCGAGCACCAGCACCGCCATTATGCCGTCACCTCAAACTGCAAATTGGGAATCTGGTTGCCGTACTCGCTGAGGTTCAGACGGCTGATGACAGCATAGGCCATGCCGCGATAGGCTGGAACAAAACCCACGCCCAGCGCGCTTTCGATGCGGTCATCGGGGGCTTGCGTTTCACCGCCCAGATACACGATCATATCCAGCAAGCTGCTGGTGTCATCGTGCACCAGCGTGCCGTTGGCCCAGACGCGCTCGACAGAGGCAATTGGCCCCGCGCACAACCCCACGGCGAAGCTGGCGAAATAGAGATAGCTGCGCGTAGTGCTCGTCACTGACCCGCCGCCGCCCTTACCGCCGCTGGCGGAGGTGCTCTCAGTCACCACCTGTTCTTCCAAGTCTGCCGACCAGATGACATTGCCAGCAATGCGCATCGTGCCATACACCAGCGGCAGCATCGCGCCGTGCGCCGAGGACTGCACTTTCAGGTCATGCAGGCGCGGCCCTTCTTGGATTTGATCGGGCGGGCCGTCTTGGGGGAACAGCACACCGCCGAGCATCGAACCCAAGGCAAAGCCTAGGTACGGCATGCCGACAGCACTGCCGAGTACCGCGCCAGCCCCAGCGAGGGCTAACTGCGCCATCAGTCTTCAAGCCCCGGAAAACGAAAGGCAAAGCGGCGACGAGCCAGCCATTTATCAGACAAACGGGTTTCCGCTACTTTACCGATTTCCGCGTAGGCATGAATGATGGTGTCCGCACTGGCAATAATGCCTGCGTGCGCTGCTGGCCCCGTGCCGAAGCCAAACAGCAGCACATCGCCTATACCAGCCGATTCCAGCGGGATTTCTTCGGCATACTGGCATGTGTGCGCATACAATACCTCTTCAGCGCGGTGGAAATGCCAGTGGGGTGAATAGTTGATGTCCACTTTGAGCGGCGCGACAAACGCCTCATACACGCCGCGCAATAGGCCGATACAGTCACAGCCTACGCCCTTGAGCGCGGCTTGGTGGTGATACGGCGTGCCCAGCCACGAACGGGCTTCTTTCACAATGTCAGCACGGTTCATGGCAATTTCAAAATCTGGTCAATGCCCGGCAAATGCGGTTCGCCGCGAAAGTTCAGCACGTTATTAAATACAGTACGGCAGGTTTCAAAGGTGCGGTCACAGCCGCGAATGGCTTTGAAGGTGTTGCCCGCCGTAATGGTGTAGGGCATGGGCTGCACCAGCGAGAATACACCTCCAGCGTAGGTTTTAACCTCAATCTCAAGACCTGCGTTTGCGCCCGTCAGCCATTCCACCAGCCCCATCTGGAAGTAGCCGTCTGGCTTCAGGCTGGTGGAATGGGCAAAGGTGCGCTGATCCGTCACCGCTGATACCGTTAGCGTGTGCGTATACGGCGCGATGTCGATCTTGCACCGCGTATCGCCCAAACGTCTGACACGGCAGGTGGGAGAATACAGCTCGCCAATCTGCCGCTGGAAAGCCTGAGATAACCCGCGAATCTCCGCAACGAACACGCCCTTGCGCACCGTGACTTCCCCCAGCGTGCCAACGCGCAACACCAGTTTGCCTTGCGTGAGGTCTTGGTAATTGACCAGAAACACCTCAATGGCGGCATAATCGTATTTTCCAGCCTGCAAATCCGCTTCGGTAATGCTGGTGTCATTAAGGATGGCCTCGACCTCCAACTGATCCACCGCCAACCCCGCGCTGGTTTCAATCGCGGTGGGGGTGAAGCCCGTGGAAGCCTTGTAGGTAATGCCGTCAACTACCAGATCTTGGCTGAACGAGGTAAAGCCGGACGTGGTGTCATCCTTGCGGGTAACCTTCCAGCACAGCGCAAGGGTGGTCACCTCAGCAGCAAGGTGGGCTTTA